TTATATAATATGTAAAGATAAAAATATTCGCCTAATATATAAAATGTGTCAGAAAGAAGAATGTAAATACATCTGTATTTACGAAATGGACGATTACGGCTTCAAGTTATACATACACTACGACCTCTGTTATAATCCAATCTTGATTGAATATGTAAAAAACGGAAATAGTTTAGGCAAATTTTATTCAAAATAATAATCTAAATAGTATGTATAATGGAAGCCCCAGCATTTGACCCATTTAGCAATAAGCCCGACATCTCTGCTTCATCCCGAAAGTTATACACTTACAATCTTACTAAATTAAACAAGGGGAAGCCACTCCGTAATCTAAACTTCCTCGCACCCGCAGAAGTATTAGAAGGATTACAAAATCTAAAACCGAACACCCGCAGGACTTATTTAATAGCAGCCGTTAGTTCCTTGATGGGCAGACCAGAAGCCAAGTATAAAAAGTTGTATAAACGCTATTACGACGAGTTGATGAAATTGAACGGCGAGTTGAAAACCAACACCACCAAGAGTGCCGTTCAAAAAGAAAATTGGATGGAACAAGATGAAGTGATGAGTAAGTGCGACGAGTTAAAGGGCGTATTAGATGAGATTGGAACACGTCGTAAAATAACCGCAGATGAGTATAATCGCCTCTTACAATTAGTCGTATTATCTCTCTATTGCTTACAAGCACCCCGTCGTAATAAGGATTATATTGATATGATGGTAGTAAAGAAGACACCCGACGACAGCAGTGAGAATTACTTGAATATTACTGAATGGGAGTGGGTATTTAATAACTACAAGACGCAGAAGAAATACCAACAGAAACGCTTACCTATTCCTGACGAGTTGAAGGCTATTATCAAGGTATATCTAACGCATCATCCTCAATCAAAAGAATTGAAAGCAAAGACCCCTGAACCAGTCCCCTTTTTAGTCCACCAAGATGGTAAACCATTACAGACATCGACTGATATGACTCGTATGTTGAATAAAATATTTAGTGGCAAGGTGGGTTCAAGTATGCTCCGTAATATATTCTTAACGAGTAAATACGGGGAGAAGGCAAAGGATTTAGTATCGGATACGGCAGCGATGGGGTCTTCTGTCGAGACGGCGATGAATAATTACATTAAAACGGATTAAAAATAGTTGATATTATTTAAAATATAGTAATAATATATACAGGTCGATGAGTGAATTAGGGTCATTACTAAACCGATTACAAAATGAAAAAACGGGAGGTGTAGCGATGCGAGAACCATCTCTAATGCCACCCTTTTGTCGTCAAGGTAATAAATATTATCATCGTAAGGATATTATACCCATTATACCACCCCACAAGAGGTATGTTGAACTCTTTGCTGGGTCGGGTGCTATTTTCTATAACAAAGAAAAGGCAGAGGAGAATATATTAAACGACTTGGATAAGGGTGTAGTATCCCGTTTTAATATGATTAAGAAGGCATCGTTGGACTTGAATAAATACCGCCGAGATTTAAACACCATACCAAAAGTCAAGGCATTCTGGGACAGCCCTCCGAAGAAGACGAATGAGTATAAAATTATAAGAGAAATAATCCAGACCTGCTTTGGTTTTAGTAGTAATCCTGTAAAGGTGAGTAAGAATATTTATAAACCCAGTAATCCATTCACAAAATTAAAAAGGTCGTTAGACAAGTGGAAGGAAGCATTAAAGGACACCAAGATTGAGAACAAGGACTACGGAGCGATTATAAAGAAATACGACAGCCTCGACACCTTCTTCTTTTTAGACCCGCCTTACGAGAACACCGCCGAGGATTGGGAATACGCCGAAGATGTGGATTTTAATTTTGAACGCCTTGCTAATATGCTACATACAATCAAGGGTAATTTTTTAATGACTATTAACGACAGCCCTAATATACGCCGACTATTCAAGGACTTTAAAATTAAGACTTGGAATGTAAGAAGCGGTTGGTCTCAAGCCACCACAGGCACACACAGTGGTCTGCGTAGGGGTGAGTTATTAATTAGCAACTACCCCCAGAAGAAGTATCCCTAAATATCCCTAATATCCCAGAATAGGGGCAACTGCGAAAGTCCATCTCGTATGGGGGATATTCTTATAGGAAAGTTAGGCGGATGCCCTAATTCTGGGATATCTGGGATATTCTGGGATACTGGTTTTTTTTTAATCTATTTTAGCCATTATATAATCTGTATAGTATATATAATGGAAGCAACAAAGAAATCATTTAGCATTTCATACGACCAATACCTACAAGACATCGCAGGTAATGTTTTAAGCGTAAGTGTGGTAAGCAACTCCTACGACCCAATAGCAGATGAAATAGTTAGAGGTATAGCAGACAAGGTGGATAAATACGCCATCAAAGATGAAGTCGAGTCTGTTGTATTTGAGTTTAACAAGGAAATAGCCAACCAAGCCCACGCAATCCCGCTGGTGGCGAGTATTAGCAGTATTAGCCCTGCGGAGTTTGAAAAAAAAACCCCCAGTAGGACGACCTACGATGTTTGATTTTATTTATTTATTTATTTATTTAACCAATCCCTTTTTTATTAGTCCCCAGAAGTCCCACCTCTGCGTTTCTAAAAGTAGCGTATTGTATTCTTGGAATGTATATTGGATAATATCCGACACCTTACCTGCTCTTACCCAGAGTAAGAATGGAATTACTACATTCTTAATTTTAAAATCATTACTGACCTCGTGAATATATCCCGTCTTTTTGTTATACACCACTGAATGTGGATGCCGTAGACCATCACTTGGACGCTGGACGATGGCGTGGATAATCGTATAATCATTTTTATTAACCTTGTGGTATAAGTGCCAGTATGTATCTTCTAAACAAGTCCCCATTATAAGTGTATGTGTTGCTTATATAAGTTTGTATAAAATTAAAATCAATTTTATACCAAATGGTAGTTGTGTGTTGCTTATATAAGTTTGTAGAAAATTAAAAGCAATTTTCTACAAAATGGTAGTTGTGTGTTGATTATATAAGTTTAGTAAAATACAAATCATTTTTTTTTTGTATTTTTTTAATCGGTCTAACACTACTCAACATATTTAGACACGACCCAGTCAGTAGAAGCCCCCCCGTTCTCGGTCTGTAATTTTTTCATCAACACGTGGAACTCTGGGAGGGTATAACCTATTTTCATCGTTGATATACGAAATACGCACCATCGTCCGCAGGTTTGAATATCGGGCGACATCTTTTGATAAGCCACATCATTCCAGTCGGTCTTCCATCCGTCCTTTTTTGCTTGTTTCATTAACCGAGTAAGGTCGTTATTTTGCTGACCGAGTATCACTCGCATCATACGACCTACAAAGCCCCAGTCGGCATCGTATTTCTTACCATACGAATTAAAATACTCAATAGTATCTCCATATCGCATTAGACATACCCAGTGTCCGTGGTTGTATCTGTCCTCAATAAGTATAATACGAGACGACTTATCTTCTGGTAATAACTCCTCCACTTTGGAGTAGTTTTTCAAGTCGGAGTATTTAATAATGTCGGCATCTTTAATCCCAGTATGTCTTTCTAAATCCCCATCGGTCATTGATGTTTTAATTCTGTCTTCAACTGATATTCTTTTTGGCGGAGGTTTAGGCAATTCCATTTATATATAGTAGTTAGATTATTTATTTCGTTCATTTAGAAAAAATATAAAATATGTTTAGTATATAGATGGTTCACTGGAATAAATCCTATAAATACGGCAAGGCACAGGAGGAGAGAATACTCCCCATTATAAAGGAGTATTTTGGACGAGACATTACAGCAACCGAAGGGCAGTATGCGAAATATGACTATATCGACCCTGTATATAATTACGAGTTGAAAAGTAGGACAAATAAGATGGACGCATACCCGACCACGATGATTACCTGTAATAAACTGATGGATACTTCCAAGACGCTCACACTCATATTCAACTACACAGACTGCCTCGCATTTATTGTGTATGACGCTGACAAGTTTAGCAAATACACCACCGCATCATTTAGTAGGCTGGGATGTTGTTGGGATGAGAAGGAGCATATATATATTCCTGTGGAGCATCTCTCCCTAATAAAAAAATATTAATCTATTCTATTCTATATTATAACGGATTAATCCTGCGGTGTTTCAAAAAGATAAAAAAAAAATTGATTTACTTTTTCACCAGAAATATAAGCATATATACAGAACTACAACAGCAGTAAAGTAATAATGTCGTCATTAAATGTATGCGAGTATTGCGGAGATGGAACACCCCAATACAGCAGAGTATGGCGTAAGGTCGTAGACCACTCCGATGGCACAAGGCAGGAGGTATGGTGCTGCGATGAATGCTGGAATGATGAGGCGGGCGGAGGCGAAGCCGAAAGAATAGAGGTATTGGCGACAGAAACAAACGACGAAGACGAGGACGAGATTATAGACATTAGCGACGAATAGATAGCGAATAGAAAATAGATTATTTCATCATTTAAAATATATTAATCCAAATAAAAAGGTATTCAATCCTTTTTTATTTTCATATTAGATTAAACTATATAGTATATAGGTTATTACCTGTAATAATTTTAAAATTATATCATTATATAATCCAGTTTGTAGTTGAAATAATCTAAAATGAGAGAATATATATAAATAATTAGATTAATATTTTTTAATGATGAAATAATCTATTTTAACGGCTATATATATTAGACCAATTAATTTTTTATTAATGATTATAAAAAAAAATTGAAGTCCGTTTATACAACCCTTATATAAGCATATTAGCAAAGTAAGAATGGATAGAATGGATATTAAAATAGAATACGACGACCAAGGAGTTCTCTGTGCGGAACATCCCAAATTAGGGTGTCTGACCTGCGAGGATAGTTGTAGGTGCTGCGATAGACCAATAGACAAATGTGGGTGCGACGAACCTGACCTATACGAGGCGGACACCAGCAATGAAGAGATTGATGATTTATATAAAGAGGTTTATCAAGTGCGGGATGGCGACGGTGAACTGGTCGGCGGAGATAAGTGGTGTATTGACGAATGTTTTAGTGCTATTACCGACTACTATTACGAGTATGGTGAGTTTACTACTCTTACCATTACTATTACCCCCAAATTGGACGAGGAACGTTGTGAATACTTCGGTCTGCCATACGAGGTCAGAGTTATATACACCATTACAGGTCAGTAGATTAGACCAGTTAAAAAATTACAAAAAAAAAATGAAATGAAATAACGCCCTACCTATATAAGCAACCAAGTAAGACATTCTTATAATGAATACCGACGAAGATATAACCTGTTGGCACTGCGGATGCGAAGATTGTGAAGAGCAAGAATGGACGTCCGTAAAAAAAGGTAGTGATGGTATAGAAGCGTGGGTGTGTAAGGAGTGTATCCAAGACGATAATGATGATGACTACGAGGACGAAGATAAAGTATATTACCAGATGGCAATGTATGATAAGGATGGTGCGTTCGTCGACCACGTCGTCGGTGATACGGAGGACATTACCGACTGCTTTACATATTTGAGTGAGTGGCACTACAAGATGAATGCTGGATTTGAATATAGAATTACCCAGACCCCTAAATTAACCGAACGCCAGTGTGATATATTAGGTATTGAATGGACGATTAAAACTCTATACGAGATTAAGATGTAAATAATAAATAAATAAATAAAAAAGGGGTGTATATACACCTTTTTTTTATCTATTTTATAATTATAAACCTATCTATCTATTTTTTTTTTATTCAATTCTTGCTGGGACTGCTCCGACACCCTTTAATGTGTTGAGGGTTGATTTCGGGAACTTCATTAACGCCACGTCATTATCGCCTTGAATATCATACATTATAAAGTAATCAACCCCGTCGAACATCTGGCTATTACCATTAAACGCCTCCCTCTTCTCCTCCGTATCCAATTCCACCGCACCATATATATCCATTGCCCTACATTCCTTCAATAGGGTTGTTAATACTTGGTTGGTCTCGTTAATTTGGGTCATTATTATCTGTTAGTAGGCTTTTACGCTGTTAGTATTGATATAATATACTACCTAATTATAAAATCAATTTTCTACATTTTTGATACTTTCTAATATATCTTCTGTATATATATGGAAAAAAAGGAGTATATACCTTTTTATTTGGATTAATATATGTTAAATGCTTAAATAATCTATTCTTCTTCGTCCTCATTGACCCAGTATGCTTCTTTATAATCATCGCAACTACACACTTCACAAGTGTATCCGCAATTTAAGCAGTGGGGTTCAATCGCTTCCCATCCTCCATCATTAGTGAAGCGACATCTTACTCCACAATCGTCTTCTTCATACACCACCTCCTCTTTGGTATTAACCTCCTTGCTCGGTTTTTTTGGGGATTTTCTTGTGGCTGCGGCTTGTTGTCGGATTACGAGGACGGCGATTTGTTTTGTGAGTTTGGCGAGTTTGAGTTTGTAGGCGGCGATTGTTTTATTCATCTTAATTACTTTGTCTTACGACTTGTTGTTGTAGTATGCTTATACCAGTATCTGCTTTTCCTACTTCAATTTTTTTTCATTCGTGGTTTTTGGTAAAATATCTTCTGTATATATATGGAATGGTCGTATGATAAAAATAGAATGGCGAGTGCGTTGGAGCGTCTGCTCGAACCTAAAAAGAAAGTCCGTTGGAGATTTAGGTATTTTTGCTGTTGCTGTAAGGTTGATGATTTAGAATAACGGCTTCTTACGGGGTCGCCCTCTCCCTCGTTTAACGCCAGACACACCACCCGTATAATCCGCATCTAACACTGTGTTTGATGTTTCTGTATCCCTCATCGCTGGGGCTGGGGCTGGGGCTGGTGCTGGGACTCTGGACGGTCTTGGAATACGAAAATTAGCGTCCAACTCTCCTCGTTGCCGTAATGCGAGTAGTTCTTGAACCCGTTGGTATATGGGTGGGTTTGATAATGCCTCGGCTGCTGCCCTTGCTCGTTCTTCATCTGCTGCCAGTAGTGCTGGGATGGTTGGTTGTCCTTTTTCTGTTTTTTTAGATGGCTTTTTACCCTTGCCTCCAGCCTCTAATACATCAGTGTCTAATGGTGAGGGTATTTCAAATGTGTCGCTCGTCTTGGTGGAAGAAATCGGTTTATCATCAACCCCTGTTATAGCCGTCGATACGGACGCACCGAGGTTTGTAAGTTGACGGGACATTTTACGCAGGAAACTATCGTCCTTGAATAAACTATCTACATCTTGCTTGACGAATTTGTAGTCGGCTTCATCACCCAGTCCACTGCCCTTTAACAACGCCATTACGAAATCTTGGCAGTTATTGCTACTCGCATCGTATCTCGTAAAGCGGTTGCCTTGTATCTTCTCCGCTTCCACCATCATACCACCCATCGTAAGGTTTGGTTTAATCGGGACTACTCTCTGCTCGGCATTCTGTGCTGGTCTTGGATTGTGCGTAAATGTAATTACCTCATTCTTCTCCAACCCATACACTCCACTCGCTGTGGTCACCCAGAGTTGTAGGTGGAATAAATCGTCGTAAGGCAGGCGACCGAACTTCTTACCGAATGAACCGAGGGACACTGCGTTCATCGCACCCGTTAGAAACTTTTGGACGGGATTACGCACGATGACTATTCTGTTGATGGGTTCGTCGCCGTGCTTACGCAGGTATTCTTTTACACTTGGAGGCAGTGGGAGATTAGACAGGAATAATACCGCATCGCCGTATCGTTCAATCTTTTCTGCTGTCTTTTTACCGACTAATACACTGCCTACCTTACGAGCCACTTTCTGGGCGGTTTTTTTAATCTTTTTTAGTTGGTCGCCTATCCATCCCTCGCCCTCTGCTCCTCCCAGTCGTTCTCTTCTCCGTTCGGCTCTTAATTCCGCTGCTCGTATCCTGTTGGCTTCTCTCTGTGGATTAGGCGTCGGCGGTGCGAATAGATTAAATGTATCCATTAATGTCGGAGGTGGCGGTATGTATCGAGGTGTTCGCCCAAGTCCGTAATCATTTTCTGGCAGAGCCATTTTCCCACCTTTACGAGGTCGCCCTCTCTTTTTTTTAGCAGGTAGTTCTTCAATTACGAATTTAATAAAATCCTCCATCTATACATTAAATAAATATAATAAATATTTTTATTTAATCAATTAAATCAATTATAAAAATCGGGTAGGCATATAATCTTTTGTGTCTAAATATAGTCCACCCTTACTCATCGCTGCTGGAAATGAAATGGGGTTTATTCGTCGCATTAAATGGTGGTATGAACCGCCTATTACTCGGTCGGTAGGATTTGAAAGCCCTCCACACATTCCTCCTCCGAGTGTGTCATCATCTGACCCACTTGTATTCTCTAATATTATTCTCTCTACTCGAGTTCGAGGACTTGGTGTTTTAGGTGTTTCTGGTTTTTTTTTACGAGACACTCCTTTATCCTTACGCACTTTTCTTACTGATGCTTCTGTTTCTACTTCTTGCTCGGGATTTGCTACGACTTTACTTTTACCTTCTTTAAACTCCTTCATACCTGTTATAAATGGTTTTACTGGCACACCTCGCATATTATTCGCCGTCGGGGCTACACCACTCCTATAACCTACATTACCTTCTAATATTTGGTTTAAACGGGATAAATCATCAATAAATACACTAAATACCTTTTTAATCGCCAATTGTTTCTTTGGAGATAATTTACTGACTGATTGGATTATTTCCGTAAATGTTGTCGTCATTTCATTATTTAACGAAGCGACGCTACTTAATTGTGCCTCACTAAAATCGCCAAGTGTTCCTGCGTGTTGCTCTAAATAACTATTTAAATCTACTATTTGTTTTTTAGCAGACGATGTCGCACTAATATATCTATCAATTGCTTTACTCGCCCAAGGAGCATTAATTCCTGCCGTTAGATTTAACTGGGCGTTTATCTCACCGATGGATGCTATAATCGCATTCAATCTGTCTGCTACTCCGTTGTATATTTGCTGGGTTTCTTCTCGCACGATTGGCTTGGATGCTTCATCTCCCATATACTTTACTTTGTTCTTACTATTAACTCGCTTTTTAGCAGCATTTAAACTATCCACTTCTGGCGTATTTAATTTAACCCGAGGCATATTATATATTAATACGAGATATTAATATTTAAATTGCTAAATAATTCATTAATATAATCCTTCTGCTTTGACGATTTTTGACGCTTCTATCATCTTCACACCCCGCTCTTTCATTATCTTTTTAACAATAGCAGCCCGAATAGCACGTCCGTCTTTTTTAGCACCACCGCTTACAGCACCTCCGCTTACAGCACCACCTGATTTTTTTGCCGCCAATTCTCTAATACGCTTGTTTTTTCTGGCTTGTGAGTAAGGCAAGAAATCAAATAAACCCGCACCCTCTGCCTCGCAAGGCGTGTTGTAGTCACGAGTTCCACTACTGCGTCCACACGCATCCTTTTTGTTTCCAACCATTCTCCCACCGCTTGTAGCACCGCCTTTTAATCCTTTTACCAATTCAACGGCATCTTTAACGGCACTAAAACCTTTCTTTCCAATCTCAACGGCTTTCTTTCCTTTTTCAACCATATCGGACAATTTAAAACCGCCTCTCATCTTCATACCTAAACGCTTCATACCATCGTCATACATACCATCAGAGCATCGGCACATACCACTGCCTCGTAGGTATTTCATCGCAAATGGGAGCAACGGCATTAATCTGTCGACCATACTACCTCCCTCTGGGAGTCCGACACCGCCACGCATATCGGCTGGGAGCATCTTATCCACCTCGTGAGCGAATCCGACTGCCTTGTTTAAAAAGGGCGACTTCTTACCGAATATATCCATTACAAGCGGAGCGACTTGTTTAGAGATTTTCTTTGATTTTAGATAAGCATCTCTGTATTGAGGTGCTAATGCTCCGCCCGACATTCCTTCACCCGCCAATTTACCGAGAGCATTAGTGATGCCTAAAACGGGCTTCAATTGAGGGGCTAATATTTCAACGGGCGACGTTAGTGCTTTTATTGTTCCAAAGAACCCTTTCTTAAAGCCCTTACCGAAATCACTCCAAAAACCACCTCCGCTAACCGCACCACCACTTGAAGCACCACCAGCAAGACCTTTTACTAAATTACTCGTCGCACCAATACCAACGCCGAGTGGCGGGGCAACTAACGCCAGAGGAGCGGTGGCTAAATCTAACACACCCGTAAATCCACGAGCAAAGTCTTTCCAAAATCCGCCCCCAATAGCACCATCTACTCCTGCGTGTGAACCGCCACTGGATACTTCCATCCCAGACCGCATATTAATAGGGGGATATGTAGCGGATGTTCCATTTGTAGCGTATTCTTGTAATCTGCCACCACCGACCATTGGGGCAGCGTGAGGGTCGTGGAAACTACCCAGACGCATCGGCATTTCTGTTGCTTCTTGACGCATTGCTGTAAGACGCTCTCCGTTTAAAACTCGTGCGGCTAATGCCCTGTTATACGGCGTGTCGTAAGTTATATTTGCTTGGGGCATTTTATATATATACTCTATATAAAAAATCCTATATATATGACTAAATGTTTTATATATAGAAAAAATACATTATCCCAGAATATCCCAAATATCCCAGAATAGGGTCATTTTTCAAAATACCATATAAGTTCCTACCCAATGTGAGACGGACTTTAAATATTGAAGCAATTCTGGGATACTCGGGATATTCTGGGATACTGGTGTTTAACAGAAGCGTTTAGCCCCTCCACTGGAAGCACCACCACTTGTTCCTCTACCGAGCAGACCCTTGGCGGCATCAAATACTTCCTTGCCCTGTTTGGCGACCTTCATCGCATCAGAGGCTTTACTGGCGATTCTGCCTAAATTAGCAAGATTAAACATTGAGCCACCAACCATTCGCTTAATCTCGGCAGACTTGACCGCCGACGCTTGTTGCTTGGATTTAGCGTCCAATACCATCTCCTTAGTCAAAATTCCCGTAAAAATGGAACTGACACCTTGTTGTGTCGTGAATATACCACTATTCGCACAAATCGTCACCATCTCGGGCGTGATGGTCGCACCCAACTGGTTAGTCACACCAACGCTGAACTGGAAATTATAATTACCGAGAGAACCGCAAGAAATATAATCGGGCAAGGACAAGTCGTAAGCGGGGTTGATGATTAGCAAAGAACCCGTGGTGGCTTTTTGAACGCCACCCACGGATGCTTGTCCGCTGAACTCCGCCCAAGATTGTGTGCTTCCATTACGCACCGACATTTTCCACAGGTCGTAGGCAGACGCACTTGAAAGCAGACCAGACTGGTTATTCAAGTTGATACTAATGTTATTAATCTTGAAGAACGCATTAGCGTCCGCAGATGTCTGGGTCGACATTGGCTTACGGATATTGATGATAAACAAATCGGGGATTTGATTAATCTGGACGTTGCTTGAGGTAAGAGTAGCAGACCCACCTGCGAGAATCGCAGAGGCATTAGAGGAAGAAGTCAAGTAGCGAGGGTAATCCATATAAGGGATAACATTTTTAGTAGCAATCATGTCGCTGGGCTGGGAAGACAAGAACTTAAACAACATCTGAGGAGCGGCGGGTGGAGTCTGGAATATAGCACCCCCCACTGCCTGTGCTTGGAAGTTGAAGCCGTTAGGATTAGCAGAAGACCCGAGAGCCACATTGGTAATATAAGGGTTGGCAGAAGACCACAGACGCTTACAGGTGGAGTCGATGTTGAAGGTGAAGGTCATATTGTTAATTCCTAAAAATCCTTGCTGGTTGTAGCAGGGGTCACCAAAGATGAAGGGAGATAATACAATCGGCTCGGATATTACAGTAGACACAACAATCGTCCAAGTGTCGAGGACATTGGTGGAAAGAAGCAAAGCATCCACAGCACCCACACTGGGGGTGTGGACGACAGTGTATGAAACAGGGAATGCTCCACGAGGCACTTGGTCGACATCGTAAGATGCTTGTGCGTAGTCCGCAAGAGGGTTGTTATTGCTGGATACATACGGAGAAGCAACACTTCCTAAACCCGCAACTGCGTCGGCGTAGCGTCCGTATGCTTGGTCGGGCAATACAGGGGTTGTGCTATTGTGTCGGTAAAGTTCTCGGCTGTCGTTCATTCTCATCAAGGATGGGAGAACATCTTGTGTGTTGATTGAAACAGTTGTATTATTAATTTGAGCGGTGGCAGTGCTAAACAAAGAGTTCAAAGGCAATGCTTGGAATGAGTCGGTCATTCCGTAATTCCACGCAGTTTGACCGACTGGAACTCCAGTAATGGAGAGGGTCACAGTAAGACCTGTATTAATTAAAACATCTCTTCCTATAACAACATTCTCAGATGGGACTTGAATGTTGAAGATAATGGAGGAGTTTGAAGCACTGGTTGTGGGGAATTGCTGGTATGTGGTCTGGCTTGCTCCTGAGCGGACGGCGTAGTCAATATCATCGGTGATATCTCCGATTACTGAGTCAGAAACGAGAACGGTTTTAAAGGACGACATCTTTATAACTTATACGAAGATAAAAAATCTGCGTATAAATTGAAATTATTTTTTTATTCCTACAATTCCTAAATTCCTAAACTATTATCCCTGTTTGCCACCTCTGGACTTGTATGCTTCTTTTTTCAAGAACGCCAGTTTGATGGTCACCGCCTCGCCAGAGTTGATGCGGTAAGGGATTAACTCCCCCGTTTTAGTGCGGTAGAATATGCTTAAATCCACATTAAACAGGGGGCGGTTTCCGTATAAGGTGACTAAACGATACTCCGCCCTCGGGGTATATACTATATTCGGTCTGTATTGTCCGTTATCCGTCACCATATCCGTTATAATGTTGGCGATGTTGCTATTGTTTCCACCGAAGGTGACTGTCTGTGCGTCATCATACACCAACGGAGTGCTTACTTGGTTGCTCTGTATAGGTAGGGTATTACTCGTGAAAACTATTGCTGTAATAGGCGACCAGTTCGCAATCGTGCTAATCTCTTGATACAGAGCAATTGCCCTATATGTTGTAAAAGTGGCTGGTGGGACTGGGGTGGGTTGAACTGGCGTAATGGTTAGTAGATTGACCGCCCCCACCACTGGGATAATCAGTTGGAAGTTCTTACCATCGACTACTCCTCTATATCCTAAATACTCGGCAGGGAATGAATTGAATAGACCATATAATGGGGCGTTGAAATAGATACGGATGTTATCAATATTTATACCTCCTTTATCCACAGAATATCCTGCTTCATCGCCATACAGCACCGCTTGATTGGCGGTCGTGTCCCAGTTCAAAAAAGGAGAATATGGGGTGGGAAGAGACACTCCTCCTGCCGCCGTTGCTGCTGATAATGTATTAAACGCATCAATTAGTGCTAAATTAATCAAGTAAATCCAGTAAGAGTATGAATAGCAGTTGTAGTATCCAGTAGTATTGTTCTGGATGTTATTAACTGTTTGGCTGGGTGGTAGAGGGACGGCAGCACTCTGGTCTGGGGGAATCCAAGAAATATATGTCTGCCCTGATGTATATGTAGTGCCTAAAACTGGGTCGTCGTATTCAAGGGTCACCGAATAAATGGTCTTGTTCCTGTCTGCTTGGTTAGGTTCAATACTGGGTATAAATACAGGGAGCGACCCAGTTTCCATCGTAAATCGGAGTATGGAGAGGTAATATTCTTCGGGATTACTAATAAAGGGCATTGTTCGTTGCTCGTTGAAGAAGAACACAGGTGGCGTCGTGGTTGTGCTTTGGAAGTTGCTGACGGTAATATCAAAATACACTTGGTCTGGACTCGCATCATTCTTAACTGGGTTCAACTGCGACATTCTATATATTGAACGGAGATTATAATTCTGTATTCCTAAACATATTTTAATGTAATTCCAAACATTGTTAGACATTTTTTTAATTCTTGTAGCGTGTATTTTTCGTATGGCGGAGGGTTGATACGACCAATGCTCTTGTAATACTCGGCTAATACAGGCAGTATATCCTCTCGTTTCAATTCCTTTTCTTTCATATACTTCTATTTAGATTATTTCTTTTGTCGTTGAACGAATATTTTGTTGAAATCTTTTTGTAATTCTACTAAATTATCA